GCAGCTAGATCTTCTACTGATTTAAACTTTCCAAGTATAAGACCGTTATCATCAGTTTCATTTTTAGCTAGTGTTTCTAAATCTTGTTGAGACATTGGTGGTGTCTCTGAAACATTTACCTGTGATGAAGTCATAAAAATTTATTAGTTATAGGTCATTGTACGTCCATTCTTAGTTTCGACCACTCTAGGACTAGTTTTCTTAGGTTGATCATTAACACCTAACTTACTTACAACAGCTTTTGCTGTATCAGTTTTAGGTGTTTTGTTTTCTTCAGGCTTCTTCGTTGGCATTAGTTTGCTCCGTTAGTTGTTGTGCTTGTGCATTGTTTTTAGGATCAAGTAATGGTGATCCAAGAGCAGCAGGTCCGAGACTTTGGATAAGTTGCTGCTGTTGCATAGCTTGCATCTCAGCCTGTATCTCCTCCTGTGTCTTCACTAGGTTAGCAGTATCTATACCAATAGAATTTGCTAACCGTTTTATAGCTTCGTCCACGTTTACAAACTGCCTCATAATGTCTGGACCTAAAGCCTGACTTACTGTACTGATAAACTCAATAAGCTTATTACGATCATTACCACGACCAAGACCCTGCACACCAGTTACTATCTTAGGTTTGACTAATTTCTCCGGTAGCTTCGGTGCTTTACCAGAACGGACGAGCATGTGCATCCTACGTTTTAGATATGGTAGTTGAAACTCCTGAGTCAGGATGCTGTAGATACCACCAAGGCTGTTCTCTAATTCATTAGCCATCATGGTAACTTCTGCTGCTGTTACCCTTTCTGCATCTCTCTGTACAGACCTTGCCATGAGAAAGGCATACTCTAGTCTTGATTCAATTCTTTGAATAGTACTAAAAGAAACAGACAAATCAGCAGCCTTACCTACCTGCATCACAGAAATATCTGCTGCACTACCTTCTCTTATGGCACCATTGGGAGCCTTTGCTAATGTACTAGCCCTAGTAATCCCGTTTGGATTGACCAAAAATAGCGTTTTAGCACTAGCTGCCGCACATTCTATAACACTTTGCATCAAAGCTTCTAAACTGATCAAGTCTCCTCTGTATTCTTCTACATATCCTCTACCATAATCTTCTCCATCAATGCGAACAAACCTAAGTGTTATCCAAGGTGATACATCTACCTTTGATCTACCATCAGTGCCAGGTATCTTTTCTCCCTTACATTCCTGATACCACATAAAGTCATCATTTACTCTTCTGACGTATGTGTATATATCAAGGTCACTATCCATTGTCTTTTCATCATAGTTCTCTTTCTTTTTGATCTGTTCCAAGAACTCTGGTGATAGTGCATTAGGGCTTACTGATTCCTGTGTGATGATTTCTAATACATTACCAACAGCATCACGCTTACATACAAACTTTGATAGTGGATATACTTTTAGTCCGTCATCTGTGAGATAGAGAAGAACATTCCCACCAACAATGAGATGCTTGAGTGCTTCAAACATTGCAACCCTGTCGTTAGAGATCTCTATCTCATTCATCAAAGCTGTTTCTATTGTTCGTAATCCCTTATCTATCTCTGTCTCTAATCCTTCCTGTCCTTGCTTCAGCAGTTCAAGACTATCAATACTAAGTTTGAAGAAGCTAGTAGATGGAGGTAGTAATGCAAATAAAAGTTTAGATGCAAGACTGTTCACACCTCTGGCACCTACAGCTTGGAAGGGGGTTTTTATCTTTGCTCTGGTACCTGTTGTGCTTTCCGGTATAAGACTAGGTATGGTTAGTTTTGATGATTCCTTTGCTTCTCTATCAAAAGTAGATCTTGCACTTTGTAGTTGTGCATATCTGCCAGCAGCAGTCTGTCCTTGTTGGTTTGAATAATTCATTAGACTCTTAAGTCAAAAGGTGATCTTCCTCTACCTGTTAAAGGTTTATTAATTTTTTGTAGTTCATCTAATCTCTTTATCTTTAATTCTTCAGTAACTTTTTTTGTATCAATAGGATTATCTACACCAATTTGCGTACCAGATACAGTAGGTGCAGCGTTTCTATTTTTTGCAATTTTTGAGTAGTAAAGTTCTCTATTTCTGCCTATACACATAGTTAATACCTTAAATTACCAGCGTTAGTTTGTCTCTGATCAAGCAAAGGTATCTGTAAAGACCTAGTACCTAAAGGTGCTCGATTTCGCTGAGTTTGTTTTTTCTTTTTTAAAGTACTTCTTTTATTACCAACAACTACACGCTCAGCAGTTTTCTCTGGCCTTGGTGCTGTTGGCTGTGGCTCTGGTAATGGGGGTGGTTTTGGTCTTCCTCCAACACACATAACTAATTCTCCAGTACTGATTCTGTTAGCATGGTATCTTTTTGTCTTGCCTGTTGTTCAATCAGGTAATCCACAACATACCTTTGACCTGCACGATACCATACTTCTCTATCAGATAAAGATAGATCAGGGTGACGATTTGGAAAAGTATTATCTAAACTATATATCAATTCGTCCGTAATTACAGGTAATTTATGATCCACAGATTTAATATAGTTATAATTATTTTATATGTTAATGTATAGATAGCAAGGATTGGTTGCCTTGCTGTACTGCTTTGAAAACCCTATGTTGGTGGTTCCTCATAGGGTTTTCTTTATGGCCTCCAAAGATTTACTTCTCCTGTCTGATAGTTATAATCACCTTCTCTTAGTATTCTTGTAAGTCTTGCATTGAGTACGGCATCAGCTATTGTATAACCTTTCTTTGTATATGTTTCCTGTACCTTAGACCATAGTGCTTCTTTAGTATCAGGTGTATCAGCTAAGGTCTTGCTTGCTGCAACCATACCCATACCTTTAATACCTAGTATTCCGTCACCTGCATCACCAGCTATAGACATTTCAAACCAATGCCTGTTAGCTTTCTTTTCTGTAATATGTTCTATCTCTTCTGTTGCAAGTAGCTTGCAAGGAATGGTTCTCATATCCTTATCGACTGACACGATAATAGGATTGTCATACTTACCATTAGTTGCAAGTAACCCAAGTACGTCATCACCTTCAAGGTTTGGATAAGTAATACATTCATATCTTTCTTTTACTTTGTTAATTGTATTTTTTAAAGCTAAAGGTGGCCTTCTACCTATCCTATTAATTTTATAATCAGGAAATATCTCATGTCTAAATGTAGGGTAAGAAGTAAAGCACATAACAATATCATGCTTGTCTTGTGCAATATTTTTATAAACATCAAGCCTATTTTCTAAGCAGTTAAGACAGTCTCTAACATCACTTGTAAGTTGATGTTGCCACTCATTCCAACGTGTGTCTTCTTCACAGGCACAACAAGAAGAATATACTAACCAATCAGCATCAATAAGTAGTGTCATAATTAATCTCCAAAGGTATCTTCATAAACAACTAACCGACCTGTGTTCTGGTCGTACAGCAGCCTATCCACTTCTCCTGTCATACCAGTATGTCTTGACTTAAGTATCTTTAGTTGTAGTCTTGATCTTTCGTATGCTTCTCCTACTTGATTTCGTGAAGCACCAAGAACAATATCACTTAACTGAACCAGACTATGAGATCCTCGTAGATCAGAAACAGATATGTCTCTACCTTCCTCATGTCCTTGGCCTTGTGGTCTGCGTAGATGGCTGACTACTATCAAAGCTATATTTGTAGATTCACATAAGCTTCTAAGCTTTGTCATGGTTACATCTATAGCTCTTCGTTCATTGTCTAACTCAAGACCAGACATGACTATAGATATGTGATCCAGTATTACTACCTTTACTTTATCTACTGTTGCCAGATACCTTATCTGTTCAAGCAATACATCAGGATCAAGACTACCAAAGTGGTTATATAAAAATAAATTTCTAGTAGATGTCAGCTTATCAAATGCAGCTTTGATCTCTTCATCTGTATATCTATTGTCGTTGAGATGCAAAGGGCAGTTAAGATCTATTCCAACTAATCCCTGTAATGTTCTTTGTACTGTTTCTTCTAGTCCTATGTAACCTACCTTGATGTCACGTTGCAAAAAGTGATAAGCCATCTCTCTACATATAGTGCTTTTACCTGCACCACTACCACTAGCTATCGTAAACAGTTGGCTTGGAAATAGACCCCTTGTATATTCATTTAACTTTGGATAAGGAAAATCTGAGATAGGTAAACTTGTTTCTTTATTAAATAAATCCCAAGCATCAGCAGCATTAATTAAACTGTCTGGTCTTACTGGTCTAGCTTTCCATAATCTATCTTTAACAAGTTCTCCTTCATTCAATATCAGATGTTCGTTGACATCTTTTCTATCTAGTCTTGCAATAGCAACCTTTCCTTTAGGCAAGACCTCCATACATTTCTCACTAGCTTTCTCCCCTGCTTCATCATTATCAAAGCAAAGAACTATTCGACAAAAACTATCTAACCATTTATAGTTTGCTGCCAGATACTTAGCTGCTGACTGCACTCCTGACGGAATAGATATACAAGGAAACTTATTACCCTGTATCTGGCTAGCACTCATGCAGTCAATCTCTCCCTCACAACAGGTAACAAATACTGATCCATTACTACCATGTTGTCTCCATAGATGTTGACCCCATAGTTGTACCTTTGACATATCACCAATCCATATAAACTTTTTGTCTTGAAACCTTACATGCTGTGCTACATCTTTACCGAACTGATCTTTGTAAGTAGCTACTTGCACTGGTTGTCCTCTGTATTCTCCCTGTCCATAACCAAATAGTTCACAAGTCTCTTTAGTGATTCCACGTTTGGGTAGAGCTATCGGTGTCACCTTTAATAATTTAGGTGATGGCTTTCTCATTGGAATGATGTTACTCAATTTCTTTTCTTTCTTGTTTGGGTAGTAGGTATAGTCGCAGCCCATAGTAAAACAATGTTCATGCCCATCATCAAAGACTGCACAATTTTTTTTGCCACACTCAGGGCAAATCTTTTTAGTCTTGTATTGACTCTTCATCTAAGTTACATTTGTGTTCTCTTAGGTTTACATCAACCCAAGTCTTACCATTAAAAACTCTCCACATCTCATTAATGGGATCAAAATAAGTTGCACCTGCTTTTGGATTGTCAGGCATTTTGTAATTAAACATTAGTACCAATCATCAGGAATAGTTTTATCGCAGTATTTAAAACCATGTCTCGTACACCATTTGGCATACGAGATAGAGTTCTTAGCTTTAGATAATTTAGTCTTGCTGTTTTGAAAACAAAATCTAATATCTAGTTCGGGTCTAGTCTTCTGGATAATAAGATGTTTTCTTCTGTCCTCTTTTGAGAAGTACCCTTTTGTTTCAACAATAAAATTGTTGAGGATAAAATCAGGCTTGTAGCAGTAAGTAATTTCATAGGGAATTTCTAATGATTCGTAAGTAAATACAATTTTCTTTTTGTTTAGTGTAGCTGCAAAGTCAGCTTCAAACTTACTCTTGTATTTAGAAATCTGCTGCTGTGGTTGCAGTTCTTTTTTCTTCATAACTAGGTTGTGCTTCTGTTTCAAAGTCGGGGCTGCCTGTCCACTCAGCGTGTTTTCTTACTATGACTTGTAAAGGTTGGCATCTGATACCGACACCATTAGCACCTGCATCATAACCACTACATTTCATAGACATTTGACCTTCTAAAGCTGGACTAATCTTTTCATACTCTTTCTTTTCCTCCTCTGTCATAAGACGTAAGGGATCTTCATTAGCCCAAAAAGTTACAGGTGGATTAGTCCATACATCACCATTCTGTTTTACACCACCAGCTTTCTTGCTTGTTCTGATTACTAAATAATCATCTTCAAGAAAGTAAGGCAATGATGGTTCGCCATGTTTGTTTTTTGTAAGACTAAACTTTCTATCTGGATAGTGTTCTTTTAAAGCAACTTTCCATCTTTCAAGTAATCCTTCTAGCTGTTCAAAGATATGTTCAACAGCGTCAACTTCTTTACCCATTTGATCTTTCATCATTGTGCCTTTTGTTATTAGACACTCTGCTTTATATTTCCTAACACCTTTGTATTCATCAGGGGTTACAAGATATGAATACCTAAAATTAGTAGGGTTAGGTGTGACTATCTTAATAGTCTCTGGCTTGAGTTCTTCCATGTTTTTTACCTTGGTTTGGTTGCTTGATTAATCGTCTATAAAAGACGTTCACTAACTATACCTTGATCTTTGCTTATGTAAATATATATGGTGCAGTCAAGACATCTGTTATGTTATACCCTCCCATATCTAGTGCGGGTGGTAACTTACTGGTATCACTTAATTGTTCTGCTGTTTGATGGTACAAAATATCTAAATTATTGTCACTATATATATCAAAGAATGTTTGTTTTACACATTGAATAAATGTTTCTAGTTCACCTGCTGGACTTCCATAGCAATCATGTATTACACAAAATTGTTTAAGTCCTTTTTGACTAGCCTTTACTAAACTTAACTGACAATGTGCAGCATCTAAACTATGTATATAGTTACTGGGAAACCCTTGTGACTGCCTACGTTTATCTATCTTTGTTTGATTTGGTTCATGTATGTTTAAATCTATTGTCATACTACTTAGCTTTGTCTTAACTCTTTTAACTTTATTAACGTAATAGTTTTGTTGTACATAGAAACCAGATGGTGAGTGCCAAGCGATAGGTTTATTTTCTTCATTAAAAGAAGCAGCAGTAGTCCTTAAATAATTTAATAAGTTATAGCTCTCAGGTGTTATATATTTTACTGCTTGTTCGATAAGACTTGCTAAGTAAAAATTATTTTTATAGTTCTTTGCCATAGATATATTTTCATTTACAAAATACTTTTCTATATAGTTAGCTATACCAAATGTTGTTGAATTGTATGGAATCATTAGCACAGGTTTCTTTATAAACTTTCTAGTTAATTTATCTTTATATCTATACCATTCTTTAGCCTGTTCATTGTCTTCATTCTTTAGTAGTAGCAATAGAATATCAAGTACTTGTTTATATAAATCTTGTGGTTGATTTATATTTTGTAGGTTTACTTTATTAGCTAAACTTTGATCGAATGTAAGACCTGCTATATGTTGATAACCATTATTAGTTCCATCAAGGCAGCAGCAATGATGTGAGATATACCCCTCTCCTACCATTTGATATTCGTGCCACTCTTTACACCAACCAAGGAACTGAAATGGTTCTTTTGCCTGACCCCATAAAGCTGTATGTGCCTTTGGATCTTTATATATTTGTTCAGCTATACTTACCCCTGCTGTATATGCCCACTCTAGTCTTTCCTCATAGGTATGTTTATTAAGACCCCAGTGATTGGCTCCGCTTATTGCCAGCCAGTTTGCATCTTGTTTGTTTTTTATCTCCGCACCTTTATGAAAGATATGTAAGGCTCTAGCAATATCATTACCTTGTGGATGAAAGTGTGCTGTTACAGGGTACATCCGACCAGTAAAATCAAACTGGTAAACGTGAAAAAATTTTTCGCCATCATATCTTTTTGCTGTATCAATCAAGGTAAGTATTTGGTATCTCTTGACTCTATTGTGTGCGTTCATATCATGTATTAAAGAAGCTAAATATTTCCACTCCTTACGACTTTCTTTATTGGTATCTATGTCCAAAGGTTTTGTTGGTAGCTCTGCCAGTTCTCTATCAATACATGCACCTACTTCTATACGTTCTTCCCAACAATACACTAGAGTTTCAAGAACAAATTTATTTACAGTCCAAGCTGTTTGTTGAGCAAGAGACAACGCTCTTAGACTTGTTGTTAAGTCTTGTTCTTGTGCTGACTTTAAATAAGCTTTGTCGTTAGTCTTAATTGCTTTAGTCTTTAATCTATATGTGTAGTAACCACCTTCATATATAGAAGTCCAAGGTCTAGGTTCATCCAAGCAAGGGAGGTATATAGGATAAGCTGCTATCCTATTGGCTCTACCCTTCCTTATGTAATCCATATACACCTCAGTAAAGATAATATGAGAGGTAGTTTTATTTTTATTCCTACGATTGATAAGCTTTATCATTCTAAGCTTGAGCATTACTATCTCAATAAGCTTTAGCCCAACTTTAAGTTTATTAGTACGACCCCAATCTTCATAGGTATGACCCTTCTTATTCATGTGATATACCATTAATCTTTTTTTATATCCTTCGTGGTTGGTGTCTCTGGTATGGTTCTTTATATTGTCATAGTGCTTTTTATCTTGCTCTTCAAAAGATGTAAACCTTAGTTCATCTTCTAACATTTGCCCTATCTTTAAAGCTGTTTGCGTTGTAGTTTTTACCTGCGAAACATTATCTATTATCACCTTGAAAGCAATAAAAGAAACTACATCAAGGTCACTAAACTTTTTAAGAAAGATAGCAGAGACAGCTTTGGCTCCGACCTTACCACTAAAGGCTTCTTGTATATGTTTATCTATTTCTTTTGTAAGCTTATCTAGCCCTGCTTCAATAAGATTTCTAGCGTAGTAATTACAACTCTCTCTTCCCTTCTCTATGTTTCTATTTTGTTTGCTGAGTTTGTTGTATGCAGCAATAGAACAGATACTTTTCTCTAGTTCTAACTGTCTTTCACTAGGCTCAGTCATTTAAAACATTTACTACAGAGTGCAAAGCTTTAGGTTGTAAGTGTGCATAAATCATAGTGTTCTCTATATCCTCATGCCCTAGCCAATCCTTAACCAGTAGTATCGGTACTCCTCTCTGTACTAGCCTAGACGCACAGGTATGTCGGCATAGGTGGATAGTATAAAACTTTTTATCGGCATAGCCTAAGTCCTTTCTAGCCTTTTGCCATATAGCATTTAGTTCGCTGTAGTTTATATCAAATAACTTTTCATTATCTTTGCAAAAAGCATGATAACCAATCATGTGCCAATTAACTCTATTAGTCATAGGCACAGCTACGGCTTTATCATTTTTTCTGTCGTTGAAATTTATTTGGTTGTTATCAAGATCAACAAATCTTTTTTCTAAATTAAGAAGTTCATTCACTCTGCAACCAAGATCAATAAGACATTCAATAATTACTTTTGCTTCTTGATAATCATTATCTTGTAAATAATTTAGTAATTCATTTTCCATTTTTTTAGTTAGATAATGAACCTTACTGTTCTTTGTTGGTCTAGGTTTTGGCATCTTAATCATCTCTATAAATCCGTCCTCCTCCATTTCAGATAAGACGACCCTAAGATAACCCATCTTTTGATTGATAACTGCATTACTATTCTTTAATTTTTCTTTGTGATAATCCATCATTTTATTTACCAAGGGTCTAGTAATTTTATTTACTGGTAAATCCCCAAGTGCTTTGATGTTATGCTTCATTCCTATCAAGAAATTAGTAGCAGATTTAGTTCCGTTCTTTCTTCTTTTATATACAACCCTAGTTGCTTCAGAAAGTGTAGGCATTTTAGTTTTCATGGTGGTTCCTCAAAGGTAAGTTTATTAGTCAGGCATTAATTCATCTATCATTTTTAGATAGCTTTGTTTATTAAAATCTACTAAGTTTTTTATTGTGTATTCCCTAGTAGAAAATTTATGACCACAAGCTAGACACTTCCTCCTCCTCCAAATGTAAGGAATAAATTTTTCTCTTTGTTCTTTGTAAGTGGGTACTGGCTTGCCTATTTTGTGACCACGTTGGGAAAGAGTAGCCCGACTGTCAAACACTTGACTTTCTAGGCTCTCACATTTAGGACACTTCAAGGGAACCTCCTATCGTATTCTTTGCTTGAAATAGGTTTTATTGAAATAAGTTTGTGTTTGTAGCAATCACAAAAATTTTTAGCATGCCAATCGGCATCTTGTTGTGATTCTAAACCTACAAAATAATGAGTTATTTGCTCGCCTTCAGCTTCATAAATAAACTCATAGATGAATGTAACAACTTTATAGGTTTTCATTTGTCTTCCTCCCAAAATTTAATAAGTGTTTTTAATTCAGAGATCCGCTCCTTAGCTTTTTTAGTTTTCTCAATTTTTCTTATGTTGATTTGTTTCAACATAGCTTGAGTTTCCTTCTCTAGTTCTTCCATAAAATTCATTAGTGCACTTCCCCATTAATACATTCTGCAAAGTGATGAAAACCTTTTGGTAATTGATCTAAATATTTAAAAAAGTTTTCTATTGTCATTTTGTATTCATCTAGCCAATATTCATTTGATTGGTCAAAATCAAAATAATTTTTAACCTCTATTCGATCTGCATAACAATAAAAACAAACCTCCTCAACTTTATGTATTTTTGATGGGTCTTTAACCTCTACATAAAAGTATGGTTCTTCATTAGGATCAAAACTTTTAGCTTGTACTTGTGGACTAACGTGAAATGTCTCAATTAGTTTCCAATAGTTTCTAAATCTCGTACCAATAGTTTCTAGCTGTTCCTGATGATCTTTAGTAAGCCTTCCAAAATGCTCTAAAAACCATTCTTTATCAGTTTGTGTTTTCATTGTGGTTCCTCCTTGTTTAGATTTTTAAAATAGTTTCAATAGTTTTTCTTTTCAATAAAGATATACACTCTTTTGGATCTTTATTGTGTAAGAAATCAGTATCAATAGAAGAGCCTGTAATCCTACAGGCTCGGTGATAAATACTCTCTAGTTCCCAAAGAGTTTGATAGGTTTTTCTTTTAGTCATCTTCCCCTGATTCAATATCAGCTAGTGATGACTCTTGTATTAATGCAAGAGTGTCATTAATTGCATCTTCAAATTCTTCTGAGTGTGAAATCCCTAGACCTATGTTGGTTAAAGAATCAAAGTATTCGTAAATAGTCATTGTTAATTAGGGTAGAAATTATGAGAACTGGTTGCTTTTAAACCAGTAGCTAGTTCAAAGTCTCTGAGACATTGTTGTGTCTCTCCTCCTATATGCCACCAATGTTCTTTCATTGGTGTTTCGTCTAGCTTCCAGTCATAGACATAGAAAGAATCATCAAAGGGTCTATTAAATTCTGTTGATGTCTTTCCGTCCCCATCATTTTCAGTAGGATTACTGTAAGTTCCTTCCCTTTTATAAGTGGGTTCTCCTAACTTCTCTACTAACTGTGAGTAAGTTGTTTTAACATAACCTTGTAGGCACGGCATGATGCTTGGCTCCTTTTGTAAATTGGTTGTAAGTCATATAAACATGACTATATCTAGTGTAATTTAAGACATTAAAAAAGTCAACCCATAAAACGCCCAAAGGTAAGTTTATTAGGTTGACTAGATAATTTATTACTGCTCACCTACTACAAGATCAGCAGCTTTAACAGCATTAGAGAATACTTTCATAAGGTTAGATGCTTTACCATCAAGAGCTTTAATCCAAGAATCAAAATATGCTACATGGTTCTGAGTATCGCAGCTAATTTGTAGTCTATTAGTGATTAACATGCTTGCAAATTCTGCTCTTAATTCTTCCAAGGCATAAGGCTTAGATCCAAAAGCATTACCTATTGGTAAATCTAATCTTGTCTTATGTGCGGTTGAGTGTGAAAACTCATGTGCCAAGGTTGCAAGATAGGCTTCATCATTCTCAAACGATTCCCTTCTTGGCATGTTCACAAGGTCTTGAGAGCTCCTATAAAAGGCTCTATCACCTGCATGATGTAAACCACCTTCTAAGCCTTTTGAGTATGTCATAAGACGCTCTAAGGCTTCCTTACACCTAAGTGCTAAAGGTCTTGCAGATTTAATACTTTGATTCTTAAATTCTGCTAACTTTGCATCTAATTTTTCTTGGCTCTTTTGGTCTTTACCTTCAATATCTGAAACATTAAAGACAGTAGCTCCTTTAAAGCTAACCTTCATAATAAATTCTTGGTTCCCTTCTTTATCAAGTTTAGGTGAGCCATCTTCATTAGTAAGATCTATCTTAAAGGGGTTAGGTCTTAAGATTCTTGCAGCTTTAGATCCCTTCTTAACTACCCACCCTTGCTCTTTGGCTTGGCCGTAACCTATCCACAAAGGTAGGTCTTGACCTTTAGACCACATATATAATTCCAAGATAATTGGATTAGATCCTGTGTAATGATGACCAGTTAAGAAGTTTTGATGTATTCCCTGATTGTCAGGCTTCCAAGGCTTACGCCAAGGACTAATATCTGAAGTCCTATTTTCAAGAGCGTTGATAACATCCTTAAGAATTTCTTCCTCTACTTTTACTCTTGGTTTCTTTGAAGTAAATGTCATAGTTTTGGTTGATTGGTTTGTACTGATTAGTTAGCTGGTTTACTAACTGTTTTTAATATACCAACATATTCTGGTATTTGTGAAGTATTTGCTTATTGATTCCCTCAATCCCCTTAGTATCACTTAGTAATTACTTCTTAACATTTTGTTGCATTATACCCCCTAGCGATAATATGAAAATGAATACATGCAAGCAAGGAAAATAAGACAAAATACACTAAGAATAATATAAGATATATTATGAAATCCTAGTTATATCAATAGTTTTACTAGGATTAGGCTATTATTTTTATATTTTTGCGACAGGCTAGGGGGTAAAATTTATTTTCTATATACGTATAACCCCTTCAAATTTTTGTAGTAAAACTATTTGGATAGGAAGGAAGGCAGGTAGGCAGAGAAATCTTTGTTAATCCTTAGATCCCCCTTAGTAGACACTTAGTGTAATCTTAGGTAACACTAATTAGAGGGAGGGAGACGAACCATTACTCTCTCCTATAGTGCGACCTAATAGAGATCGCTGATAAAGCCTTGGTTTTTGGGGTTGCTATTTTTGATTTGTTGAGGGGTCATACCCATAGCAGTTTGAGAGATGGTGTTGTTTAGTAGGTAAGCCCAGTTATCAGTGTGTATTGAGAGAAGTTCATCTTGCCTTTTAGCCATGTTAAGGTCTTCGTTTTGAGCCATGTACTCAGTCCAATAGGCAACTGCACCAGCGAGGGAATCTACGAGGTCGTCATGTACAAGGGAACCTCTATGACGGGAAATACGTGATAGTTGATAAACGAGTTGAAGTTTTAATCTACGTTCTGGAGTTTCTTGAGGGTTGGAACGAAAGTCTTTTTCTATTACTTTGCGGTCGATAATTAGACGGTGAGAGTTCATAACAGGTTCGAGGGTATCAATTATGCGTAATTCTTTGGTCTTGTTGTTTCTGATGTCTTCGATTTGACAGGGGTGTATTCGAGATATGAAGGGTTTTAGTAGTTCAGCAAACATACCACCCCCGAAGTTTTGTTCAATGAGGATAGTATTAATATTATTTTCTTTAGCCAGTCTTGATATTTTATCCAGAACGGGGTCTGTATAGCCCCCAGACAAGCCTAAACACTCAGTTACGTATAAATTACCGTTAAGCATCTTAACGCAGCTTATAGCGGTCTGATCCTTACCTTTTCCTGAAGGGTCAACAAACATAACTGAGCCTGTGTATTCTATGAAGTCACCAAATTCTTGTGCAGGTCTATGAAATCTGTCACCATTGAAGCCAACGCAGGGTAAATCTTGTATCACATATTCGGGATTGTTAGACCAGATAACTTTTTCTGGTGCAAATTCTTTGTTGATGGAAGCAATTACTAGGTCGTTTATTTTTAATGGGTATCTATCTTGGTCTGACAAAGTGGTGTCTAGTTGGAATTGTAGATTAAAGCCAGAACGACCATAGGAAGCTTCACGTTCCATTAGATCCTGTGCAGAGAACCTTATAGGATCTACAGGATCTTGTGGCTTTACTAGACCTTCTAGGAGTTCTTTCTGGATTTTTGGAGCAAGTCTATCTCCGTAGTTGTTTTTTAGTTCTGGATAACGTGCAGTCCAGATTCTAGTTTCATATCCACGTTCTTCTAGTGTGAGATAAACAGAATTTTCTACCTGTGGTGTACCAAGGAAAGTAATCTTGCCATTTGGTTTTAGTATTGCTTCAAATTCTTTTACAGCTTCAGATAACTTGTCTCTCATAGGTTGAGTAAAAGAATTATTGGGAACTTCTACGTCATCAGCGATAACTTCATCTGCCCTAGCACCAGACATTTGTCCTAAGACCCCTCTGGACGAACAGGAGGGTGCATGATCAGCTTGTGCTGGTCTTACATCAAAACTTACCTTACTGTTCCTCTGATCGTCTCTGGGGATCAATGGAGAGAGTATAGGCATCTCATTGATAAGACGCATAGTGAAGGTAGTAAAATTATCTGCTCTGTCTTTACTGGCTGAGACAACTAAGAATTTAAGTTGTGGATTCATACGAAGTCTCCACACAACGTATGTTGAAGTAATCCAACTCTTACCTACACCTCTAAATCCTTGTATGATTTTACGTCTAGCACCATATTGTAGGTATTCAGCTATGTCTAACTGAACTGGTGTAGGGTCTGGTAGGTTTAGATGTCTCCAAGTAACAATTAAGAAATATCTAAAGTCTTGTAGTTTTTCTGGTAAGGGGTGCAATTATTAATCAGCTAAAGGTACAGCATCTAGGTCTGGTAAATTTAACATTAGTTCTTCCATAGGATTCTTTTCTACAGGAATACACTCAACACCATTATCTTTTAAGAACTGTCTAGCTACATTTAGATCCCCTGCCTTTGCATCACCACTTTTAACTTTGTCTAATAATTCTTGAGCTAAGACTAGGTGTAACTGTTCTAATAATTTAAAATTCTTATCCATAGTTAGCTGTATTTATGAATTAATATAATCATTTTTTAGTTGTTTTGCCAAACAAAATATAGAGAATCTTATTGAAAATACTACTTTGTTCGTATTTCTGTAATTTATTCTCCAATTTGTATAGTTTTCCTTCTGCTTCTGACACACGAGTAAGGGCAGCAGTAAGCAATAAGTCTTGCAGTCTTGAGTGTCTTACTAATTCAATGCAATGTTCTTTTAGTAAATGGTCAGGAAGTTGTAGTATTTCTCTAATTTTTAATTCAATTTCAAATTTTATTTCTGTTGGAGGGTCACCAAGAAGTAATTGAAAAAAATCTTTGTCTTTCATTAAAGTTGTGTGTCTTTCCAAACATATCAATATTTGCTAAATTTGCAATAAGACTACTTTAGACTCATCCTCACACACTAAGTAGTCTTTCTTATATGGAAGAACAAAAAACTGCACAGATACAAGAAACAAAAGAAGACGATAAACCTGATTATCAAGAAAAAATAATGTTCTTAGTGAGTACATCTGCACAAGGAGCAATCTTAGCTTGGTGTCTTATAGTCTTGTCTCTTGGATATGTAAAACTGCCTAATAGGTTATTTGGTATGGATATACCAGATCAACCTAGAGTCGATAGTACCTTCGCTGCTGGACTTCTAGGAAACATCCTTGCTGGGTGGGGTGTTTCTGTTGGTGCTGCTACAGGAGCTAAAAAGAAGAAGAAGGAAGAACAGCAAAATGATAGTTATAATGGTGGCACTGGTGGACAGCAAGTTATAGTAATCCGTCAGCCTATCGAATTAATAACAAGCAAACCTCAAATCACAAAAGAAGAGAAAAAATGAAAAAATTCTTACCTTTGATTTTACTGGCATTTCCAACAGCTAGTTTTGCAGACATCACTCACAGTATTCAGAGTGTAGCTTCAGTCTCAACAGTCGCAGCTTCAGCTACATCAGAAAGGATTGCAGCTTCAATCAGTGTAGCTGGTACGAATGTAACACCAAATGATGGTACAGCAGGTGGAATAGGATCTTTAAATCTTAGTAGCAATGGTATATCTAACGGTGTTCCAGTAGTTTCAGCAGACACTTCTTTTTCAATTACTACTGCTGGTGATGCTTTCTCTGTATCAGAATCTTATATCCAAGCTGATAGTGTTCCAAGCCTGTTATCTGCCACAGTAACCAATGGGGCAGTTCCATCCTTACCTCTTTTGGGCAAGAATACGGTAGTGGCTGGTGGTGATCCTGGTTCTGTTGCTATCACGCTAGATAGTGGACAAGGTTTAACTGTAAACCTATCTGACATGGGTGCTGGAACAACTGCAACGCTCCAATCAACAATCACACTTGGCTTGGATTGATGAGATGGTTGTTGCTTTTGTTTATAGCTTTTCATAGTTCGTATGCACAGGCTACCACTCCTAGGTTCAGTGCAAATCAGATGCAAAGTACAAGCAAAAGTGTTTCTACTATCAATGAAACTATTGTCACTGAAAACTATAGGACAGGATATAGCTACAGTGTTTCTGGAACAAACATTCGTGTTAAGGAAGGCTCTGTCATATCACCTGATGCCACATATACTACAAGTCAAAACACAGGAAAGGTTAGCTTTCAATGGGTGACACCAGATCTACCTACCAAGCCTCAGTGGGAGATGATTCCAGGCTCATCAGACTTTTCAATAATGGAAAACTTTCTAGCTCCAGGGCTAGACGCAGTATCAATCATCACAAGAAATCAAACTATAGAAACTGTGCAAGACTCTGTAACGCTATTTCAGTAGCTTTATTATGTTCTA